GGCAGTATTAGAGTATGCCAGCGTTCTAGACTATGATGAGAAGCTAGTTGATAAGACTGCCACTGGATTTGAGACGACTAAAGTAGATCACATGGCTCTTAGTCGTGGTGAAGTCGGTAATTGTGAACCAGAATTCTCTGAGTTGTTGCCAATCTCTCCCATGCAGATCAAAGATACCATCATGCTCTTAATGGAGTCGAAAGACCCGATGGTAATGGCAATGCTCACCCATCCTCAGAATAATGAACTGGTAAAGAAAGCACTCTCCATTCCCGAACTCTACATTCCTGGAATTAATGCCAGAACTAAACAGTATCGGGAAATTGGTTTACTTCAACAGCAACAGCCGGTTCCTTCTCCCAACTCTCCATTAGGTGTTGAGCCTTCAATTGTTCCTGAAGAACATGAAGACCATCCGGTTGAGATGGAAGTTTGTGTTGTTTGGTTAACTGGTCCTAAAGGTCAGAAAGCGAAAGCAGAGAATCCGGCCGGCTACCAAAACGTTGTGCTTCATTGGAAAGCTCATCAAATGATGAAGATGATGAGGACAGATATTCCAAATGAAACACCTCCAGGTGAAGAACCCGATACCGCTTCAACAAAGATTCCATAGGTGACAAATGTTTATTCCTAAAGTATTCTATTCTCCTGACAGTGTTACTGGAACTGGTCCAGTTGGTCAGACAGCAGACAGAACTGATAAAGAGATTTTGAATCAGGAGACTGATGATGCCGTTTCCGATGATGAAGAAGTTCCCGACGGAGGAGACGGAGACGAAGACGAATCCGTTTCAGAAGAGGATGAAGAACCGGAAGAAGAAACCGATGAGGAAACGGATGAAGAAGACGAAGAAGATGCCGATGATGAATCTGAAGGGACTGGGGATGAAGATGAAGTATTAGATGAAGAAGAAGAGGAAGTAGAAGAACTTGCTCTTTCAGATTTATCTAAAGCAGTAAAGAAAGCTGCTCCTGATCTCTTTAAGAAAGTTCCCGGCTTACGAGAGGCATTAGAAGAGCATAAGCAATTCGGTGCCGTTTTTGCTAATCCAGAGGAAGCTAAAGTTGCTGCTAGGAATTCTGGCTTCTTAGCTGCAATGTATAATGACATCTCTTCTGGTGATGTAGAAAGAACCGGGAACTTTCTTAAGGCGCTTGAGAACACTAACAAAGAATCCTTTGAAGATTTCTCTCATACTATTCTAGATTCTATTGGTAAATTAAATCCTCAACTTTATGGGGAAGTGATGTTGAAGCCGATGAAGAAGGCTTTAATGTCTATGTATCATGACGCATTACGAACAGGAAATAAGAATCTCGCAGCAGTTGCTATTCACGCTCATAACTATTGGTTTGACACCCAAGACATTAAAGCTCCACTGGAAGAGAGAAAGAAAGTCTCTAAGACAAAAGAGCAGGAAGATTGGGAGAAAGAGAAAGAAGAATTCGAGACTAATAAATCTTATGAGTTCAAAGGTGCAATCACAGAAGTAGTCAATCATTCTATGAAATTGTCCATCACGAAAGAACTCGATGGCCTTAAGCTTGACGATTACCAAAAGCGAAACATTATCCGAGACATCTTCACCGGAGTTGATGAGATTCTTGGAAGCGACAAAAGATACCTTGGTGGAATCCAATCTCTTTTTGATCAGGCCAGAGGTTCCAAATACTCACCTGATTGGAAGTCTAGAATTGTTAAGGCTTATTTACAAAGAGCCAGACAAGCCTTACCAGGAGTTCGTAATAAAGTGTTGCGAGAAGCCGGAATTAAAGTGAAAGACCAAAAGCCTGAGTCACGCCGGATGGTACCTGCTGGTCTGGGTGGCAATAAAAGTGAAGATAAGATCGATTTCAGCAGAGTTGATCGTTCCAGAACAACTGATATGGACATCCTTAATGGGCGTCCAAAATACATCAAATAGGAGTTTAACATGGCTGTAGGCGGAACGCAGCTCCTCTCTGTTGAAATGGAAAAGGTTCGCAAGAAGCTTTCCATGCTCTACGAGTTGGAGTCTGCCAAGTTCTTTTCGACCGTAGAGAAGAAGGATACCGAAGTTATCTCGGAAAGAGATATGCGGATTCCTCTCGCTATTGGTCCTGGCGGATACTTCGGGTATTACAATCCCGATGGTGGAGATTTAGGGATTGGCGACGGCCAGACTTACGACAAGGCCGTAATCAATACCGTAAACTTCAAGCACGCAATTCAGTGGAACACAAAGGCTCAGTGGGGAACGGATGACTCACGGAAGTCTGTCATTAACTTGTTCAAAGAGTTGATGGCAAAGGCTATGCCTGAGTTCCGTCGTCAGACTGAATCTCAGTGTATGACTGCTGGTAACGGAGTTCTTGGAACCATTACTTCTCTGTCAACCACGACGCTAACCAATGATACCTTAACCATGACGACTGATGGTTATGGTGTTAAGTTGCTTCGTAAAGGCCAGAGAATTCTGGTTTACGATTCGGCTTTAGCTGCTGCTCGTTCAGCTACTCCAGCAAAGATCATTGGATATGACTTGGTTAACAAGCGTATTCAGCTGGATGCAACGATTGCTGCTATTGCTCCGACTGACGTGGTATTACCAGAAGGATTAGCCGGTGCCAATCCGGTTGGTCTCTTTGGTGTTCCTTATCACGTTCAGAACTCCACTGTTGGTAATTGGTTAGGACTTCCTCGTGCAACAACGCCAGAAGTTCAGGCCAATCGAGTTAATGCTGCCGCTGCTGCTTTAGCTCCTGCGTTTGCCCGTCGTGCAATTAATGCGATTGGCGATCGTTTAGGAATGGATAACAAGACTCCTCTTACTGCATGGATGCACCCCTGTCAGGTGCAGGCTTATGAAGCATTAGGCCAGCTTGTTTCCATCATCAACAAGGAAGCTTCGGAACAGGGGCTTAACTTGTTCTTCTCTGAGAACATGAGGTTGGCTGGTGCTCCTATCAAGCCTAACTTTGTGTGGAACAAAACTCGAATTGATTTCTTAACCAACGATCATTGGGGTCGAGCGGAATTGCATCCGATTGATTACTACACGGTCGAAGGTCGAAAGATTTTCGAGATGCGCGGAGCTAGCGGTGGAGTTGCTACAAGCCAGATCTTTTACATTGTAGCATCGTGGAATCTCTTCTGCGATTGTCCACCGGCACAGGCTTACATTGACAACTTGCTAGTTCCCACTGGCTACTAGTCACGGTTGCTTGTAAGGGAGAGTGGGGGACGGGTGGCCATCCTTGTTCCCCACTTCTTTTAAATGACTTGGATTGTACTAATAGCAGTAATAGCATTTATTATTCATTGCCCTTTACTCAAGCCTTGGTTTGGATTTCGTAAACCGGCTGGGCACAAAGGTAAATGGTTTGAGTAATGACTGATTCAGAATTCATTAACGAACGTCTCTTTCAATTGTATGGAAGGGACCAGCTTACTCAACAGCAGAAGTATCGTGTAGTCCGTTCAGAAGAGCAGACGGAGAAACGATACGGTTCCTACGATTTACTCTCTAAGGAATCAGGAATCTGGCTGGGAGTTAAAGAAGGATTAGTTGAGATTCAAAAGTATTGGTATCTTAAACCATGCTGGCTCCTTGAAAGAGTAGAAGCCAATCTCAACCGGCAGGATACATTATATGATAAGTGGACATACGAGCCGATACTTACTTTCCTTGACAAAGAGGACAATCCGTTACCTCTCAACTGGAGAGCTATTGAGTTTGCAATCAACCATATCGAAAAAGCTGAAAAGAGAATCCGAACAGAGAGCGAAGATCTTCAAGAAGAAGAAAAGCGTCTTGAAAAAGAAAGTGAAGTAGTCTACGGAGTTCTTGATAAGCCGGACCCGACTAAAGAACTTCCAACGTTTACTAACTCAACGTTAATACCAAAAGGATAACAAAGTGCCTACTTCCACTGTATTAAGTATTTGCCCATTTGAAACCATTGAAATCAAACCCATTGCAAGAGGATATTTTAAAATCCCCGCCGCCCCAAAAGACGATTTCGTTTTGGTACTCATTGAAGAATCGTCTTACATACAGAGGCTTCCGGCAACGGATCATAACATTGTTGTCCCTGTTGCTAGTCACCATATTGCTAAGTCTATTGTTGACGACTTTATTAATACTGTTATTGAGGCTAGCGATGAAGCTGGCCCTGGAATGATGTGGTTTGACCACAAGCTAACTAGAGAGCAAGTTCTTAAGGATCATTCTGAAGAACTTAAAGCTCTCTTTGAAAGACAGATTCAATGGTTCAAGAATCTCTGCCGTTTAGCAGATGATGATTGGAGCCAATATAAAAAGATTGGATTGATCTCCGGCCACCAACGTTACGCGGCTCAGTATTTAGGTTACAAACCGGCTTGGTTGCCAGAGTACAATCCCAATTCTGGGCTGATTGATTGCCCGGCTTGCTTCTCTAAGATTGATGCCAGAGCAGTTATTTGTATTAGCTGCAAGGCTGTGCTTGACAAGAAGAAGGCTTTGGAGTTTGGCATTATTGTCGAACAGCCAAAACCTTTAGCAAAGGTATAACATGGCTCTCTTAGCATCAGAAGTAATGGATCGTTCGAGAGCAATTCTTAATGATGTGGTAGGAGATCTCTACACAAACGTAGTTCTCATTCCATATCTTAAGATTGCTAACGATGATCTTTCTGATGAACTAGTAGACAACGGCTCAACCGTTTCCAAAGAAATATCTCAAGCTATTCCTCTTTCCGCTGGAGGAACCCAACCGGCTTTGCCTAACGATATTATTGTTCCTATTGAAATCTATGAAAAAGATTCTGGTCAGGATGATTCATATTATAGGTACATGGAGCAGAGGCCATTCCTTCCTAACATTTTACCCGGCAGAGAGTTAAGTGTCTGGTCATGGCGAGAACAGGCTATCAATGTTCTTGGTTCTAATCAGAATAAAGTACTCCGAATCCGTTACTACCGTCTCATCACTCAGGTATCTGGTGAGAATAGTAACATCGAATTAACTCATGCTTTAAACTATCTGGCTTACCACACAGCCGCTTTAGTTTCTGAGCACGTTGGACAGAACCGAGCCAAGGCGATTGACTTGGAAAGTGTAGCGTCAGTAAAGTTATCAAAGTTACTGAAGAAAGAAGTAAAGCAGACTCACTCTAAGGCAACTCGCCGTAAACCTTTCCGACTCAACCGATACATCACTTTTACGAGGTAGGACAATGGCAGAAGCAAAGGTAACTTTCACGACTAATGACGTTTGGGATGATGGCAAAAGGATTCATGCCGTTGGCCGTTTGACAGTAGCTCCGGCTGCCGATACCTATGTAACTGGTGGTAATGCTTTCAACGTTCTTAGTGGAACAGTTGATGGAGCCGGTTTAGGTATGCCATTACCAGTTGTCCAGCAACAGCCAATCTGGATGAATGCTGTTGGTAATGCTTATTTTGGAACATATCTACCAGCTACACAGAAGATGAAGTTTACTGCCATTGTTGGTGGTGCAGAGGTAGCTGCTGGTGCTGTTCCTGCTCCACTTTCAGGAGATACAATCAACGCTTACTTCATCTTCAAAAAGTTCTAACAGTAGTTGGTGGAACTGCGTATGCCTCCTTCTAAGAAACTAAATCTTCGGGATCACGAACAAATCCCGATTAACCAATGGAAGGGTCTGTACTTCAATGGTATAGATGACGCAGTTCCA